TATTTAAAAATAAATGCTCCGAAGATGCCGCTGCATGTCGTTACCCTTGAACCCTAAAGTTCAGCGGGTCTTTCTCAATTCTAGCAATACATTGCAATATTAAGCAATACCTAGCGATATTAAAAAATCAATATTTTTAATAATTTATATTAAAGCAATACAATGCAATATTACACAATCTTTAGCAATACAAAAATAGTCTATTAATGGTCTATTTTGATAAATACGGTCTATTTTTCAAGTTTAAGTCTATTAAAGGTCTATTTTTGGTGATTAAAAAAGCGGCACTTAGCCGCTTATGCTGTATGTGCCATTTTGTTTTGTTCAATATAAGCCAAAACATCAGACTTCATATAATTTACTTGTCGTTTATGAGGTTTAGAGAATGGAATGCCGCCACCTTCACATCTTTTCTTCTGCAACCACGGTAAGGATACGTGCATAACAATAGCTACTGTTTCAGGTGGAAAAGTTTGATTATCAGCAGCTTCCCAAAATTCCTTCTTAGCAGCCTCTTTTTCTGCATGAGTCATACGATCTAATTTAGTTAAACGTGACATTTATTTCTCCTTACTTTCCGCTTTAGGATTTGCCCACCAAAGTACAGGGCCATCTTCTGAATCAAATGCTGCAATTAAAAAGAGTCCTTGTTCTGGCGGTTCTGGCTTCCAGTTTGGCCAAACTACTGCATCTTCCGGTATATTTGGTATTTCATCGTAATCTAATAGTTGAGTTTCAATTTCAACTCTAAGATTCATTTGAAGTTGTGCCCACTGTTCTCTTGTATAGGCTTCAGCTCCTTCTTCAATGGTGTCAAACAATTCAATATCTGGATGAAACCAATTGAAAAGGTTTTCAGGTGGTTCTATTGGCTGGATCTGATATTTAAAACCCGTCTCACTAGATCCATAAAATAGTTTTGCTTCATCAAAGCTTTTGGTTACAAGAGGGGCAGAGCCTTTCTTGTAGCAAATTACTATTTCATCAAATTTAAAAACACGTTCAGCTGTCTTCAAATCAAAGCATTGGTACATAGGTTCACTAAACCAACTCTCAACATAAAATAGATTTTTAATATGATCTTTGCGGGAACCGTGCCATTTCTGAACTTTGATAACATCATCAAAAATTTCTAAGAAAAAGTTGTTGCCTTCCTTTTCATGCATTTTTCTATAACGCTCAACAGCTCGCTCAGCTATCTCTTTTGAAGCTGCTGGCGTTTGCTTAAAAGGGCTGTAACCTTCAGGTCGCATTGCAACCGCCCATAAAGTTGATTCACTCATCCTTCAGCTCCCGATTCGCTAACACCCAACTTAATGCAACCTTCCTCAGGTAAATCAGCATACCAACAGTAGTATCCTTCACCGTCATAACCATCTTGGAGCCATTTGATGGTCATTTCAGTTTCCATCTGGAATTGATCTTTTTCCCCATCTGGCGCACCAAAATCAAAGGCTTCTTTTAGTTCAGCGCAAGTTAGAGTGACACTAGGGGTGGGAGTATCTGGCACCGTCTCGGCTTTGGCTTTATTCCATAACTGCCAAGCATCATTAGTTACAATATTGAAATAGCCATTCATTGTTTCACTGAATGCTAGGATGTCATTTTTACGAATAGCACTTTCACGTTTAAAAATTTCTGTAGTTTTGAATTGTGATTCAAAAGGGATACGTTCATTACCTGTCATTTAAGCCACCATCTCTGCATATTCTTCTTTAGTCCACTCAACAAACTCTCTATAAAGCTGCTGGGCAGGTTTGTTTAATCGGTTGTGATAGTCGATCGTTATGCGGCGCCAAGCGACTGGTACCGCATAATGCTTGGTTAGAAACATTGCTTGATCCATGCCTTGCCGGACTATTACATAGCCCAGCAATTGCAAGTAGTACATAAAACCAAGCATGTGTTTTTGGCTCACTTTCTTGTACTGATCTTTCATGTTAGAAACCGTCCACTAATAAATAATCAGGGGTAGATTCTTGTTGAGTAGGTGTAGGATTCTCTAATTCATAGCGGCGTTTTCTCACATACCCCATTAGCTTCGGTTGAATCTGCGGATCTCGTGCAGCCACGTCTATTTCCAAAGCATCTAGCGTTGTAAGGTCTGGTGCAGTTTGGATTTGAACCATTAAAGAGGGTGGCTCATTAGCAGATGCCTTTTCTTTTTCTAGCTCTTCAAGACGTTTGTGAGTGGCGAGAAGGATAGGCTTCATTTGTTCGTCATCCCATGTGCGGGTATAACGATAAACCGCATTTACTTCTGCAGGTGTTTTTGACTCTTTTACACGCTGTAGAAGAGTATCTAGGGTTTGCTGATATTCTGGATCTACTTTAGGCTCGTTAGTTTCTGGAATTAATAGATCCTCAGATGTGGTGACATTTGTTTGTTCGGTAATAACAATTGTTGGTTGAATTTCTGCAGAAATAACTTCAATAGACTTTTCTGCTTTTGATTTTTTGCCTCTCTGTTTTTTAGGTTCCTCACCAAGACGAATAACACTTAAATCATTGTTGATTTCAATACCGAGTGCTTTTGAAAAAGCTTTTAATTGAAGCTTGGCATTTTCAGCATCACGCTGAACAAAACCACTATTAATTGCTTCAATGAGTGCAGGAGTTTTAAATCCAACGTTATAAATGGAAGGTAAATATGTGTTGATTACAAAAACATTTTGACCTTCTTCATACTCATCAATAGTTAATGGCTTTGTGAATGTAATGCCAGCCAGCTCAATAGTTTCGATTTTGATGCAGAATTCAAAACCCGGTTTACCAAAAACAGAAGCGGGGAATTGATCTAAGTCAGAAAAGTCCAACATGTCTCCAATAGGGCGACAAAGAACAGTTTTGCCTTTTTGAAGAGCTGCAAATGCTTCAGCTGCAGTTAGTAAATTAGACATAAATAGCTCTCCTTTTAGTGATGTAACGACTGTTGTTGTTGAACTTGCTGAGGATTGTTTTTAGGCGCCCAACCCATCTGATCGGCACGTGCTTGGCATGCTCTATTGATACCCGCCTCATAAGTAGTGCCTTTAAACTTCTTAATTGCAGCATTTAAGATATTAGTGTCAGGTGCATCTTTGATTGCTTTCAATGCATCTTGATATAGTTGATCCTGAGTACGGGGTGGTTTCTGGTTACCACCCTGAGCGGTTGTCTGGTTATTCTGATTTGTATTTTGACCTGCTGGGGTAGAGGCATTTTGCTCTAGATAGGCATAGTCATAGTTGTATAGATATTTACTTCCATCAAAATTTCCGAGGTAAACATCAGCGGCCACGCCAATAGCTTTAAACGCTACACCTAGAGCATCAGTAACGGCCTTTTTATAACCTTCATCAATCGCTACTAATTTTCCTTTTTGAACTTCAACAATTGCTGAACCGCCGTTGCCGAAAAATTCCTCACCCCAAACACCATCAATCTTGGTTTTTACTGCTACTTCAGCAAAAGCCATAATGGTTCCATCTGGCGCAGTTTCAGACCATAAACGTACATGTCTATAAGTCCAGCCATGACCAACAGGACCAAAGGCCTGAGTCATAGCCATTAATCGCCATTGAGGGTTAATATCTGATTTACCTTTTAAATAACCAAACTCAATTTTTTTAAGAAAATTTGTAGGCGTTTGCTTAACTGCATTCCAGATATGTAAGTTGTCTTTTGAGTTTTCAGTTGTCATTTTTCTTATCCTCATCTAGAGCCGGTGAAGCCGCGTTTTTGCTTGTAAGCCTTGCGGTCATAAGTAGGGATATTTGTTTCACGCAGTTTTATAGCGAGCTGCTTTCTGCGCTGAAAATCGATTTCTTGGGTGAGTTCATTCCAAACTTTTGGATAAGAAGTTTGGAACCTGAACACATTTAAAGGCGTCTTAACTCCGTCTTTAACTTTGTAAAGAACTGAGCCATTAGCATTAGATGCGTACACTTGCCAGCCAATGCGAACACAGTAGAGGCCCTTATCATCACGGCCTAAAAATGACTTGTAGCCGTCAGGGTGTTTTTTGAAATTAGTCATCTTTAAGCCTCCACCAACTTATTACGTTCGATGAAGCCTTTTAGAAGGCCATTGATGTTTCGGATGTCTTCAAATTCGGTGAAATCGTTATATGACTTACCGTTAATATCAGTGATTTCATTTACTGTGAGTTGAGTAATATCAACAGCGGTAAATTCAGAACCCGGAACGCCGTAACTGTCTAAATGAGCTTCAAAATCAAAGCTAACGTTTAAACGGAAGCTATCTAATTTGATGACGGCAACACCTGTATGTTTACCTGTGATTTTTGCGGTTAACACACCGTAAGTACTTGGTTGAGTCTTAGGGGTAAAAAGAGTAGGTGCGTCTTTTGTTTGGAAAGCTGGTTGTAGCTGGCAAGCAACTAAAGAACCACTAGAAATCGCAAGAGCAGCCATGCTGACAAATGCAAATGAGTTGAATGAGTTAACTTTTACGTTCATAATTGATCTCGCATATAGCAAAGCACATCGAAAGGTCAGAGAGTCGGTGTGCTTTTTGTTGTCTGTGAGATAAATATAAGAAAACTTAGTTTTATTGTCAATAAGAAATCTTATTTTGATTTAAGAAATCTTATATTTGTGTTTTAATAGACAAAAGAAAACCCACACTGGGTGGGTTGGATGATAATAAATCGTTAAAATTTATTTATTGTTTAGTACCTTTGCCTTAGCTTCCCTTGATTCTTTACGTGCTTTAAGAGTTTTTTCCAACATTGAGATTTCTCTTAAATCACTCCAAGCCAAAAAAAAGCTAACAATTGAAGAAAGCCCGATTGATAGGATTAAAGCCAACAAATGCTTTTCAGTAAGTAAATTTATTGAATTTAGGACAAATATACTAAAAACAATAACAATAAAAAGAATAGCTACATATAAGGACGACTTACTTCGTATATCTACTGTTGAAGTTAATCTGTCTCTCTCAGACTGACTTAATCCATCAAGTTTGAGTGCATCTAGCATGCCCTTATAGGCTAAATAAATTTGACTTAAGGGCAAAAGCAAAACAAACGAAAATTGGGTTAAGCTAATACTGATATTTAAATCCAAATATCTGAAAGATATTGAAAAAATGACAAAAAAGGCTACTAACACTAGCGCAATAAATCTAGCATTGTTATAGAACGGTAAGTAGCGTTTAGCCATATTTAATCGCCAAAATTAATATTGGTGGTCATCCAATTATACAACTGAACTTTAAGCCCATCGTTATAAACTTTATTATTAATCGTTTCAACGGAAATCTTTCCACTCATTTTTAAATTATCAGCAGTAACCTTTGTTCCATCTTCTAGAGTAATAACATAGTCATCATTATGTCTCATAGATGAAGCTACTGTATCAATAACTTTTTGTCCGCTTTTTGATGTGCGCCGGTTATAAGTTAGAGTTAATTTCAGCTTAAGATTAGCATCATCCAACCCATCCTCAAGCTTTAATTCTTCTAAATTTACACCAAACGCCGTTTTCAAAACATCTACAACATTATCTTCTATTTTGTAGTCAATTTTGGCTGGAATATTTGATTCAATTGAATGAATGGGTTGAAGTTCGGTTGAACCAATCCCAGATGAGATTGAGATTGTTTTTGCTGGAGTAGATTCAAGCTTTTGTTTGATTGCTGGGTTTGGAGCATCCTTTAAAATTAAGGCGCTGTTCTCTGGGAGAGCTTTGGCTGCTTCTCCCAAAAGCCAACCCAAATATGATTCTAGTGTTCTAGCAGTTAATGACCGAGACTGAATTATAGCCACATGATTATCAATGACACCAAAATATAAAACGCTATCAATAAATTCTTTACGAGCAACCTCTGATGACTCTTCCTCGTCATCTGGCAGATCTTCAGTTAAGTAGGTTTTAATTGGAAATTCTGTGGCTTCATCACTATCAATCTTCAATACGGCCTGAGCTTTTCCAGACTCAACAATAATTAGCTCACCGAAAAACATACTTTGGTGTGAACTAGCGTGATTTATTAAAATAAAATCATCTTTAGTTGCAGAAACATATTGTTGCCGATTCCTAGCCTTATAATAAAAAGAATCTTTATCAAGTAGCTGCGTCTTTAGCAAGTGACCTAAATTGGCACCTTTTAAAAAATCCACTTTCTTATAGTGAACTGTTTTTTCTTTAACTATTGTTTTGCTCATTGTTACCCCTCCCGAACCGTTATAAAGTACTGTGTCGGGTTCACAGTTTATTAATCTTTGGTGTTATTAATTTTCTGCCCCAGTTTTCCTTCTTTTACCAACTGCACTACTTGTTGATTTGTAAGGACTGGAATAAAGACTTTATCACCAATATCCTTAGAGAGGATCTTCACTTCTTCGGCTGTTAGCACCAAAGCTTCACCATGTTTAGCAGCATCATTGATACGAGCAATAATCTGGTTGATTGGTCGTTTTGAATTGTCCATAAGTCTTCCTGTGATTAATGCGAATAAGGATGTTCTTGTCTGTGCTGACTTGGTGGTACGATGTCAGTAATAGCTGTAATGCTTTCTACCTCATCCATTTCAAAGAAAAATCGCTCACCACCATTCACGGAAAGTAAGCTTAAAACCCCGCCATTTATGCCAACAAATTCTTTAATTGTGCATCTTCCATCCTTCAAGCACACCTGAACAAACTCATTCGGCACGAGTTCCGCATCTGGATCACAAACCACATACCATCCATTACGGATAGCTGGAAACATTGAGTCGCCAGTGCCTTTAATACCATAGGCTCTTGGTCCTGCTGAGTGAGTTGGAACATACCCATCTCCAGCATTGCCTTCATAACCCATATCTGTGAAATAGCCATCCATGCCCATCTTTGAATAAGCCTTAACAGGAACATATCTTTTTTGGGTGGGGAATGGTTTAACAGGTATTTCAAGAAATTTAACAGCATCTTCGCTATCGGGAATATTGTATTTTTTCTTAAAAGCTTCGATATCCAGAACTTTCAATTGCGCAACAGTGCTATCCAACTTAGGTCCGCTTTCATCTCCATTAGTTATATATGAAGTCGACACTCCGAAATAAGCGGCCATTTTGCTTAATGGGTCTGCTTTAGGAGCATAAGCATCTTTCTCCCAACCAGTGACATTAGGCGCACTAACCCCGACGATTTTTGCCAACTCGCCTTGGGTTAATTTCTTTTCTCTTCGTAAGGCGCGAATACGCTGACCCATAGTTTCTAGATTCTTCATATAAGTTATCTTACATCTTGCAAAAATAAGTTATCTTTGTTTTAATACTAAGAAATCTTATTTTTGAGGTTGCACAAATGACCAAACAGGAAGCTTATGAGTTGCTTGGTGTCAATGGTGTTGGCTTAGCAAAGTTATTAGGAATTGAGCCACCTGCTGTTTACCAGTGGCCAAATGAAAAGATTCCTTTAGCTCGCGAATACCAAATCAGAGATTTGGCAAATGGCAAAGAACCAATCAAACGAACTACTTCAAATGCTTAGGACCTAACCATGAGCAAATTATCAGTTGATATATCTGCAAGCGCCAGAAATGGCGTATCCCGCATATTGCATGGTCTTGATATAAGCAATCAAAAAGAGATTGCTGAACAATTAAAGGTTGATCCAAGCACTATTACTCGGCTTAAAACAGACAAGAAAAACAATGGTTTGAATGAGATTGAAATGTTTTGCGAGCTATTGAGTTTGCTTGGATTAAAAGTCGTTCCTAAAGATTACCAGAGCATTGATAAGGAACGTGTTGCTGCACTTTTAGTCATGTCTAAAAGTTGGATGAACCGTATAGAAACAGTTGATGACCTATTTCATGACGAAATCAGTGGTCAAAAGGAAAAACTTGGATATTAAAAAACCACTACCTGCGCAAACAGGAGTGGTTTATAGGCATTCAGTCGAGATGAATCAAATGAATAAAACTAATTTATCAAATCAAACAACCGAACGCAACCAGCCAGAATTTTTAGTGGGTGACGTTGTAGTACTTACTAAAGAGTGTCGAAGTTTTAAATCAAATGATTTGTTTGAAGTCAAAAATAAAACCCTGACTAGTTTATGGACTATCAAATCACAAAATCATTTGTTTCTGGTTTCATCAAAAGAAATACGAACAGCAACAGTTGCTGAACTTAACGCCAAACGCCGACTAACAAGCGCTGAGCAAGCATTAGCGGAGGTGTCATGAACAGCTTTACACAGCAAATCAAAGTTTCTCGTCAGCAAAGTGAAATCCAATCTTTTTATGAACCTGCATTGCGAGTACTTGGGCACCTGTTTGAGGTGAAAAAGCAAAATTTACGCAACAAAGGTTATGACGAAAATAATGCAGCGGTAACCAAAGTTGAATTTTCAGAGGCTATGGCTCGTCAATTTCGCATAACGCAGTGGTTAGCACAGCAGATTGTAACCAGCTTAACCAAGGCGTGTTTGATTGATTCTTTTGGAGGTTATGTTAAGCCAAAGGATGGTGAAAAGTGAGATATGCAGCAAAAAGAAAACAGGATATTTCCGTTTCTACCACACCGCTTGAGGTGGTAATTCCACTGGAACAACCAGTAAAGATCTATTCGGCTAAAGAATTAGCAGCTATGCCACTTTCAGTTATGAATGCCGCAATTGAGGCTCAGGAAAGATTTTATCAACTTGAAGAATTAACCCATATGGGGGGGCAGGCTATAGCAGTTCGCCGTCTCATGGAGGATGGGCACAAACTAATTCAGGTGAAAGAAAAGTCTCGTATTCGCTACAAAATCAACAACGAATTTATTCCTCCAAGAATTATTCGTCAGTTGGAAATGCGCGGTCTTGTAAAATTAGGAGTAGTCACTGATGTATAAATATCTCCACCATATCAGCGACTTTATGGTTGCTACAGCGCACCTTAGCCCAGTTGAAGAGTGCTTTTATCGCCGTGCTCTCGATTTCTATTATTTGAATGAAAAACCATTACCCAAAGAAACCCAGTCGGTTTTTCGTCGGTTACGTGCAAATACCCAAGAAGAAAGGGATGCAGTATTAATTGTGCTGCAAGAGTTTTTTGTGGAAGAGGAAGACGGGTTTCACAACAAACGTTGTGATTCAGAAATCGCCGCTTATCAAAAAGTAGGGGATAAAAATCGTGAAAATGGTAAGAAAGGTGGGCGTCCACGTAAGGAAAAACCAAAAGAAAACCAAAGTGAAGGCGACTCGGTTAATTCTGAAAACCCACAAAAACCCAGTGGGTTAATTTTGGGTTCTGAAAGTGAAAGCCAAAAAAACCTTAACCATAAACCGTTAACCGATAACCAATATATAGATAGTAGTAGTAATGCGCGTGAAGAAAATTCGCAATTTACACCAATCCAATTTGCTCAGTATCAGATCGATGATCACAAGCGTTACTCAATGCGTGAATTCATTTCTGAATACAGCGAGTTTCAATACGATTTCATCTCACTTGCTCAACAAAGATTTGTTTCTGTACCTGAAATCGACTTGAGAATCATGATTCAAAATTTCGGTGACTGGTACTTTGCAAACGAATCAAGTTCGTTGAATACACCAAGCATCTGGTTGGTTAAGTGGTTCTCTTGGGTTCAAAACAACGAGAAACAAGTTGCTGCAAACCGCAAGAAACAAGAGCAAATCACTTCAACCGGTCAAAAACCACAAGAGTCGGGTTACTTCGCTAATCTTTTTGAAGAACAGAGCGAATCTCAAATCGTGGATGTAACCCCAGCAAAAAAGTTTCCAATGATTGAGGAGGTAGGTCATGCATGAGATTACCTTGAACGAAGTGCGTCAATTAATCGCTTCTCTTCGCACTGTTTACGCTGCTCAGTTCAATAAGCAATTTCCAGCAACAGGCGAAAGTGCAATTCCTCTGTCAGTGGTTGAGCAAATCGCACTTAAAACACTGGTTGGCGTTCAACAAAACCAATTTAACAACGCACTTGCTCGATTACTTACAGCAGGTGGACGTTTTATGCCGTCATTTGCTGAGTTTCGCACCTGGTGTATTGGTGAAAGTTGGATGTCTCCAGAGGAAGCTTGGTCACGTGCATGTAAGTTTACGACTGACAGTACCGTGGTTATTACACAAATTACAAAATATGCATTAGACGAAGTGATGTATTTGATCGAAGCCGGCCAAATGCGAGCAGCTCAAGATAATTTCTTCGGAACCTACAACGTGATGGTGGCTAAAGCTCAATTGAAAGGTCGTCAGCAAGAGTTTTACGCTCCACCGCTACAACTAGAACACAAAGAACCTAAACACGTTCCTGTGAGCAATGACGAGGCTCAAAAGCATCTCAAATCATTGATGGAAAGATTAAAAATCAATGGTCGTAAACCTGCACCAGTTCAAAAACTTGAGGCAAAAGAAAAAGAGCCTGAGCTTATAAAAGAGTTGGGCCCTGATCCTTTCGATAATCCACACGAATACGCAGAGATGTGCCGTCGGGAGGGTATGCCAATCCCTAGAAATATTCTTCAGCTAATTGATGGGGCGAATGCATGAAAGCATCTAAATTGATTAGAGATAAAGGACTGCAATACGCGAAGGAAATCGTAGATTCAGCACCTTCTAACGCAACTGAATGGAATGAAGGTTTCGAGTTCCAATGTGGTCAAAGTGTAGAGATTAGCAAGGCTGATCGAGAAAAGTATTTTGTAGACCTTTCTGAACTCAAGCGTCTGGTGGAGTCTTTGGGTTATGTAAGCAGATGGGGCGGCATTGAAAGATGCAAGAAGCTTTACTTTGAAGCTCCATTCAAAAGAGACAAGCACATAAAAGATTTAAAGCGATACATCCGCGATTACGAATCAATATACGGGGATAGTGAAAATGCATAAATGCAACCACTGTGAAGCTGAGCAATTAATTAATTCGTATGGTGGTCTTCCAGAAGCAAAGGCTTACATGAGGCGTTATTTCATGCTGAATGGAGGATTAAGAAATAAGTATCCAAGAACAGGCGCTTTGATAACTCAAAAGATGAATGAATTGCAGAGCGCGATTTTAAATGTAGAGGGCTTAAATAATGGACAGTAAATGGATTGAAGCGCAACGCCGTGAAATGGAAAAGCTTATTTCACCAGAGCTAATCAAGTCGAGAGATTTAGCACGTCAAAGTTACTTCGATCATATGGAAAAAGAAATGGCTGACCACGTATCGCGCTCAATTGAACCACTCAGCGGTAAAAAGCAAAGCACTCTGGTTGAACTAAGGGAGTCAATTGAAAAACTGGCTCAGAAGTATAAACAAGATGCTCATTCATCCAGCCTTTTAGGTGATCAGGATAAAGCGCGAGTTTATAACTGCTTTGCTAATCAATTGGACCATTTGCTGAAAGGTGGTGCTTGATGTCATCAGTCAGCATTGCTGAATACCGCAAGTTATTTCCGATAAAGAAAAATAAAAAGCGGCGTTCAGCAAAGCAAGTTGCCAGACAACCAAGTGTGGGTGAAATGGTGCTGGCAACGCATTTAAGAGCATGCAAGATTGGTTTTGAACAGGAATATAAATTTCATCCAACACGTAAATGGAGAGCAGATTTTCTGATTACAGGTACAAAGATTTTAATTGAGGTAGAGGGCGGGATCTGGAGCGGTGGACGTCATACAAGGGGCAAAGGCTATTTAGGGGACATGGAAAAATATAATGAAGCAGCAATGATGGGTTTTACAGTTTTACGGTTCAGTACAGAGCAAGTGAAAGCAGGTGTGGCGATTAAACAAATTGAGCAATTGGTGGGATGAAAATGAATATGCCAGTACAACAACACATTTTACAAGCGGTCGATTGGTCTAAATATAGTTTTGAGGAATGGTGCCGCCAGCTCGGGGCTTGGCTTAATGGCGATACTGAAACTATGGTAAAAATTGTTAAGACGATGCCAACTAAACGCATCACTCAAAAACAACGAGAAAAATTAATAGCTATGTATATGAGCGATGAAAATCTAAAAGATCGTTTATGCATTCGCCGTAAGGGGACATGCTGTCAACTAAATGATAATGAAGCTCGTGCAATCCATAGGTTAATTATTGATATTCAATTAATAGAAGACCAGATTTTACAAGAATGGATCTCAGCAATTTGGTCACATCATGTTATGGGTAATTCTTTAAGAGATATTGCTCAGAGTAATGACACTTCAGTTAATCAAATTAGACAAGATTTAAAGTGTGGACTTGCTTATATTAAAAGCCGTAATCCGCACTTTAGTTTTGAAACTTTTGAAAAAACCACTTGAGTGTGCGCACGGGGTATGGCATATTCGTGTTATAGTGTTCGAAGTGTAAGTAAAGCACTAGTATTAAAGCTCATCTAAAGATGGGCTTTTTGCATTTCTGGAGCAACAGAAATCTTAAAACCCATTATCTAAAGCTTGCTGATTAGCTTAAGACTGTTTAAGCAAGCACGTCTAGGCACCACGAAAGAATGCACAACCCATGCAGTTCATCGCGCATGGATGGGATATGCAGGAAATACATACCAGATTGGGAGTGATGCCCCGCCCTAAATCGAGATGAAAGCTGAAACGTAAAATACTGTGCCCATCCAGTGGTTTTATAAAGTAAGTGAGTAGCGGTAGGCCACAGTACTGTTATAAAGCTGTGGCAATTAATTCTGGAGGTCACATGCTCCGAATCATTAAGCAAGTATTCTGTTGGCATTGTTGGGAACATGAATTGGATTACAACAAAGACCCAATCAAAGAATGCAGAAAGTGTAGGAAAATAAAAAATTTGCTATAGCGAACAATAACTTAGATTAAATTTAGGTGTTGAAATTATATGCTAAATGCATCATTATGAAGACTCTAAAAATGATTTATGGTGTTTACCTATGAGTGAATTCAAGGCAAAAGATGTGGTTAAGCATGTTCATACAGATATTGACTGGAAGGTACTTGAGTCAACAAATGAGTGGATAAAAGTCGAAAGGCAGAATGAAGAAGGGCAAAGGATTGTTGAAGAATTCGCGCCTGAATTTCTGGAACTAGTTTCTAGAAAATCTGGTGGATTTGTAATGGGCCTTAAGCCAGAAGATTTTCACTAATTTTGCGAATAAACCAAATACCTCCTTCGGGAGGTTTTCTTTTGTGCTATATTGCTGCCTGATTAAAATTGGTAACTGAAATGAACATTTGTGTTGGTGGTGAACTTGATGGGCAGATGATCGAAAAAGAGGGACGTTTGTTAAAAGCTTCTGATATCGACCCATCATTTAAAACAGAGTACTACAAGCAAGTTTTTAACCGCGACAATACAGTGTTCCTTTTCTGGTTGCCAATTGGATCTGACTTACATGATATGTCTGAGAAAGTCCTAAATATTCTTAGAGCACCTAAGAACTAGTTTTTCCGTTTGCCGGACGTATTACGCATTTGAAGCCCCGCTAAATCAATTATTGGTGGGGCTTTTTGCTTTTACTCTTTCTTTTGAATCGACTAATGTTCAAAAAAGTGTAAATAAAAAATTAAAATTAAAAAATTATTAATAATCATATATTTATTTTTTGATATCAATAGTAAAAACTAACAAAATTTACATGCTGAATATTTTAACTAACTCAAAAAAACATTTATTTCCGCATAATTTAATAAAAAAAGGAGTACAAATGATATGAATGAGAATGCAGAGCTAATAAAGTACATCGACGTGGCTGAGAACGTGTATGAACGTGTTTATCAGAATAACCAAGTTTCTAATAATTTAATTGTTAATCTTAATCGCATTATGGCAGAGATAAAAAATCAAGCTGCGGAAAAAAAACTAAAACTGAAATATAGTTCAATCGACTTCGAATATTGTTTAAGTTTGCCTTTATCAGATCGAGATGTAAAAGTAGATTTAAGCCTTGTTCCGCATTTTGAAGATCGTGAGGAAAGTATTCTATGGTTAACCAATTTTGTTGGGAAAATTTGTGAACCCAAAAAGATGAAAAGGCATAAATTGAATTTCCGCTAATGCATTCAAAGATTTCCATATTATTTGCTTTAAGCCAATACCGTTTGCCAGGAATATTTTGGCTCATAAGGTCCGTCAGATATGAGATTTTGGCGGGCTTTTTCTTTTATTGTTAATTAAGAGTGAAATACTTTATAAATTATTAAAAAATAATAAAAATTTGTATACCGAAGTAAGTTTACCTGTTATACATGATAATTATTATGGGGGATTCAAAATGACAATTATCACATTGAGAGATGTTGAGACAAATGAGCGGGTAATTGTAAGGTCTGTAATCGACCCTGTAGCAAGAAAAGATAAAAAGGGTAACATTCAAATTATTCAAATTCATAAGTGGTTATATGATGAATCTGATCATTTTGTTGATGAAAAGTTTTATGGGGCGCTTAATAGGGGAAAAGTTGGAATGTATGTAAGTTTGCAGTATGTGATTATGAAAATTGAAAACTAATTTGCTTTTTTAATTTTTAGTTAATACTAGATCATAGCTTGCAAACAGCCTGCCCACTACGGCACATAAGACCCCACTCGATATCAATTGTCAGTGGGGTTTTTTCATGTTCTGAATAATTTTCTAGAACTAAAAAGATTATTTGTAAGTAATAAGAAATCAAAACTATCATTAATAGAAATGTATAGGTATTTAAATATTAGTGTTTTAAATGTTTGAATTATTTTATTTTTTATTCAATTCATATTGATGGTGCTTAAATATTATGCCAAGATGCAGTTGGAAATATTTCCGAATAGATATTTCCTATTTCAGGTATAAGCGTCATTTTTTCGCTAAGCCCATTTCTAATTGAGAATAAGAAATGGGCTTTTTTATTTTTAAATATTTCTGTATTATCAGTGTGTTGCTGTAGGTAACATTAAACCTTGTTGATCAGCGCAAATATCAAAAAGGGGAAGCTTGCCTAATAGGCAAGCTTTTTAAATTGATCAACTAAACACAATAATCCATTTCAAAGCTCATTAGAAAAATCAAACTTTCCTAGCTTTTATTCGTACTAATTTATTGAATCTAATCGTCTTTATAATTTTAAAAAATACCTTAAACTAAAAATGGAAAATTTCTTGTTGCAACATTGTTATAATAGGACTACCTTAAGAAAAAATACTTTATAAAAATGAGGAGCTGCTGAAATGCCACAGTATCTCATGTTTGCGGAAAATGTTTATAACAAAATTAAAGATGAGGAATTATTTTCACATGACTGTATTGAAAATATGAACTTACTTATGACATGTATACGCAGAGAAATTGAGGGAACAGAATTTAAATTAAAATTTAATTTTATTGATTTTGTTGAATTGTTCAGTAGACCATTAGATGAATGTAAAGTAAAAATAGATGTGAGTTTGATTCCTCCTCATAATTTAAAAGATGAATACATTTTATGGTTAGCTGGATTTATTGAAAAAATTACAGAAGGTGGACCTAAACCACCTCCGCCAATTAAGAAATTTATTCCAGAGTTTATAAATTTAAAGTCTGAATTAGATTTTTTACCTTTAAGTGAGGAAAAGGTTCAAAATGAAGGTAAAGAGATTACGGATTATTTTAATTCAAGGCTCTATAAATCAACTTTAAAAAAAAATAGTTAGTTGTCTCTGAGTTTAGCCACCGCCTTCGGGCGGTTTTTTTATGGGTGTAATATGAATGAAAAAGAATATTTTTGGCTAACAAGGAAAAAAGAGCCCAAAACAAAACCTAAAAGCAGACCATTGCCTAAGGCTACTCAAAAGTATTTAGAGGCTGAAGCAACTCTAAAAGAAGAATTAACAGATTTGGCTATTGGCTTTGAAAGCAAGTTTCAACCCATTCATACCAAGCATTGGCGCTTTGATTTCCATATTGTGAAATTACGCTTGTTGATTGAAATTGAGGGCGGGCCTTGGTCTGGTGGACGTAGTGGAAAGTTGGCTAATAAAGCATGGAGTCTCGACCGATACGACCAGGCTGAAGAGTTGGGGTATAGGATTGAGCGCTACCATCCAGATGTAGTTTTATCTGGCTATGTAATTAACTTGATCAAAGAAAGATTAGCGAGAATTGAAGATGGAACAGATCAGACCATTTCCACCAACTGATTTTATTGATCAGGCTGAAGAAGAGGAAGCAATCCGTTTAATACCGGCGCCAGATTTAAAGAAATGGGTTGTTGCTAATTTTCTTACACTCGGTGGACCTCTACATAACCCGGACCATGACCATATCGCTGAGCTGCTTCATGATAATGAAGAATTTTTAGCATTTGCTTGGGCATCTTCTGCATATAAAAGCAAGCAAGCTATGGTGTTAGGCCAGTGCGAAAAAGTCATGTTCAATGTTGGTGGCTGGCGCAAAGCTAGACAAGAGCAACAGATGCGAGACTGGTTCGGCTTTGTGCCAACTTACTTAATAACTGTCGACGCTTCTTTTTGTGAGCGTGCAAATGATACAGAGTTCTGTTACTTGCTTGAACATGAGCTTTATCACATTGGAGTGATGAGAGACGAGGACGGAGAAATTGTTTATAGCGATAGTTCTGGTCTTCCTAAGCACTATCTTGCAGGTCATGACGTTGAAGAGTTTATTGGCGTAGTTAAACGTTATGGCCCAAGCAAAAATGTTAAGCGACTTATTGAAGTCGCAAAGAATCCGCCGTTTGTTTCGAATCTTGATATTTCAAAATGCTGCGGAAACTGTGTAATCAATTGAGCCTAATGGCTCTTTTTTTTGCCCATTTTGTTATACGTAGTTATACGATGAGGAAGTTATGGCGACACTAAAAGAGCCTGTGAAAATCTTTATAGTTCAGTCTCTTGCTTGTCGTGATACACCTCAAGAAGTAGCTGAACTCGTTAAACAGGAATTTGGCGTTGATATAGATCGTGTTCAAGTTGCAACTTATGACCCTACAAAGGTTGCTGGTAAGAACTTAAGCAAAAAGTATGTCGAACTATTTGAAAAAACCAGAGATGAGTTTGATAAAGGCTTAATTGATATTCCAATTGCCAATAAGTTCTACCGATTGAAGCAATACCAAAGACAGCTTGAGAAGACTAGAAACGTCAAAACAGCGTTAAAAATTCTTGAGCAAGCCGCTAAAGACATCGGTGGTCAATTTACTAATCGTCAAGAAATAACAGGCAAAGACGGCGGACCAGTCCAAACGGTTAATTCTGAAATACCAGTTCCAATGGAAGATTACTTAAAAGCGCGGAGGGAAGTCTTAGATGAGTACTGATGCGGCTCGGGATAAAGCCATCCGGATCGAGGCGCAAGAAGATTTATATTTCTTCACAAGGTACATGTTTAAGGAGCGCCGTGGTTATAAATGGATGCAAAATTGGCACCACTTAGAAATCTGCGAAGCTTTAATGAAAGTTTATCGCGGAGAGATAAAGCGGTTAATTATTAACGTTCCACCACGATATTCTAAAACTGAAATTGCTGTAATTAATTTCATGGCTTGGTGTTTTGGTAAGAATCCAGACTGTGAGTTTATTCATATCAGTTACTCGGCAATGCTTGCCGCAAACAATGCCTTCCAAATACGAACTCTTGTGCAAGAAGAGGCGTATAGGAAAGTCTTTCCTGAGCTTACATTGCGTGATGATAGTAAGGCTAAAGACTTCTGGAGAACTTCTCAAGGCGGGGTCTGCTATGCAACTGGTACAGGCGGTACGATTACCGGTTTTGGTGCGGGAAAACTTCGTAAAGGCTTTGGTGGCTGCATTATTATTGATGACCCACATAAAGCACATGAAGCTTCATCAAAAACTATTCGAGAAGGGGTAATTGATTGGTTCCAAAACACCCTTGAGTCGCGTACTAACTCACCAGATACACCGATTATCGTCATCATGCAGCGTCTACATGAAGATGATTTGGCTGGATGGTTGCTAGGTGATAGAAAAGACGGCGTTCCTGTAGCTGGTGGTAATGGTGAAGTGTGGGAGCATCTATGTCTTTCTGCTATTCAGGAAGACGGTTCGGCACTATGGCCAGCAAAACACAATATTCAAAAATTGAGGCAAATGGAGCAAGCTGCGCCGTATGTTTTTGCCGGGCAATATCGACAAATGCCATCACCGCCAGCAGGCGGTTTTTTTAAGCCCGACAATATTCAAATTGTTGATGCTTTGCCTGCAGATGTATTGAAACAAGTTAGGGCTTGGGACTTCGGGGCAACCGAAAATGAAGGCGACTTTACAGTAGGTGTGCGAGAAGCTCTAGGCGCAGATGGTTTTACTTACATTGTCGATGTTACAAGAGGACAGCTTGGTCCAGACAATGTGAATAAGCGTTTAGAACAAACAGCAAAAATAGATGGGAAAAAAGTTTCTGTGCGTCTACCACAAGATCCTGGTCAAGCTGGTAAATCGCAAGCTAGTTCATTTGTGAAGCTTCTTGCGGGTTATAGCGTGATAGCTAAGCCAATTTCAGGTGACAAGCTTACACGGGCACAACCCTTTGCGGCCCAAGTTAACGTAGGAAATGTACGAATGCTCAAAGGTGAATGGAATAAGGACTTTATTGATGAGCTTCGTCACTTTCCTAACGGTACACATGATGACCAAGTGGATGCAGCCTCTGATGCGTTTAATGAATTACATGAAGGTTTTGAAGCCTTCTTTGCTGATATGGGATTTGCACGATGAGTGATGTAACTTTTCAACATCCTGAATATGTTAAAAACTTGCCATACTGGCAAAAACTTGATGATGTTTGTGAAGGTGAAGATGCAGTTAAGGCTAAAGGTGAAAAATATTTGCCGATGCCAAATGCTCATGATAAATCACCTGCAAATAAAAGCGCTTATGAGGCTTATCGTACCCGTGCAGTCTTTTATGAAGTTACTGGTACTACCTCAAATAGTTTGGTTGGAGCAGCTTTTGCAACTGATCCAAGTTTTAAATTTCCTCCAGAACTTGCACATTTAGAACGTAATGCGAATGGAGCAGGCCTTAGTACTTATCAACTGGCTCAAAATGGTATTCGCCATTTATTAAAACATTATCGTTGCGCTTTATACGTAGATTACCCGGATGTATTACCAGCTCGTAATCTAGCGGAATTTAAAGCACAAAAAGCCTATCCGATGATTCATTTGCTCAATGCCCTTGATGTAGTGAATTGGGATTCAGTAATGGTCGATAACCAAAAAAAACTTTGTCTCGTGGTTATCCGTGAATTTAGGTCTGAGCGCGGTGCTGATGGCTTTAGTAAAACCGAACAAGAGCAATATCGTGTACTTCGTTTAGAGCAAGAGGGTAATGGGGAATATATCTATTCAGTACAGGTATACACAAAGGGAGAAAAGAGCAATTGGCTTGGTGGAGAGAAGAAATTTCCAACGGATTATAATGGTAATTTTTGGACTTATATTCCATTTACCTTTGTAGGAGCCAATGATAATTCTGAAGAGATTAAGAAGCCGCCATTACTTCCTTTGGCCAATCTCAATTTAGCCCATTATCGTGACAGTGCGGACTTTCAAGAGTCCGTTTTTTTTATGGGTCAACCTCAATACTATGCGAAAGGTGTTAATTGGGAGTGGTATGACCAAGCGAAGAAACGAGGCATCTATATTGGCGCGAAAGTTCTTTTGCCTTTACCTGAAAATGGTGGATTAGGAATTGTTCAAGCCGACCCTAATACTCTTGCCCGGGAAGCGATGAAAGATAAGTGGGAAAAAATGAAGGAGATGGGGGCGCGTTTAATTGAGAAGGGTACTGCGGGTAAAAAGACCGCCACCGAAGCGAATAGCGATGACGCCGTTCAGCATTCAGTTCTTTCGCTCTGTGTAGTCAATATGAATGAAGCCTTGTCAGCAGCATTACGATGGGCAGCAAAGTTTGTAATGCCAGATGTTGATGTTCTCTCTAAGGACGAATTGGTATTTGAAATTAGTCAGGAATTTAACAAGCAAGGTTATTTAGCTGAGTTAGCTAGACAGTTATTTGAAGCAGCTTTACAAGGCCGATCTTCATTTAAATCATGGTGGGAATACAACCAAACAGGTATGTTCCCTAAACAAAAATATGAAGAAGAGCTACAGAATGTTGAAGCAGAGCAAGATGGAACTTTAAATCAAAGGTAGAGTGAGATGGCAACAGATATCAAAAAACTATTTGAAGCACTCACTCAGCACCAGGCCTACCTTTATCGTGCTTCATCGAAAACGGTAAATGAGCTATTGGCTTTATTCAATGATGATACGAGCAAGATGCTTTCTAAGCTTCGGGATTTATTGGATGAGCTTAATGAGTCGGAGAAAGTTGCTTTAGCTGGTGGTAAATATACAACTTCGAACTTAAGGGAAATTAGGGATTTGATTTCCCAATGGTTTGCCAGTGTTAATTTAGCATTACCTGAAGCTTTTGCCGTTTCTGCTACGGCGCTGGCTGTTTATGAGGCTAATTACGTAGCCAAGCTCTATGGAGCAAAAATTAATAAGCCTGACGGGGAAAAACTATTTTTATCCGCCAAAAAAGCTCCGTTGGCAGGTGGCGCTCTTGTCGATGATCTGCTTTCAAGAATTGCTGAAAGCGCCCGTCAAAAGGTTGAGTATGCAATTCGAGATGGTATTAATTCAGGCAAAACTAACCAAGAAATTGTTCAGCGCATTCGTGGTACCAAACGGCTGAATTATGAGGATGGCATTTTAAACGGTACCAAGACGGATATTGAACGTACCGTAAGAACTGTACGGAGCCATGTAGCCAATCAAGCCTATCTAAATAGCTTCAACCAAATTGGCTTTGAATATGTCCGATTTGTTAGCGTTTTAGATGGCCGAACTTCTAAGCTTTGCGCTTCATTAGATGGTTCAGTGTGGGCGATTAATGATCCTGCAAAGCGTGTACCGCCGTTACATCCTAATTGCCGCAGCATTCTCGTACCAGTTGAGAAGGACGGGGAGCTAGTTGGAGAACGCCCGTATGTGATGGATGAGCGAAGAGTGAAGGACATTCCAAAAGATGAGCGAAGCCAATTAATAGGGCAGCTAGATGCCAACACTACATTTAAAGAGTTCTTCAAAAAGACAGATGACTTCTTCCAAAAAGAGTGGCTAGGGCCGAAGCGTTACAAGCTCTATAAGGAAGGAAAATTTGATTTTGATAAGTTCTTCGATCCTGAGGGGCGGTTATACACATTGGACCAACTTCGAAAGTTGGATGAGCAGACATTTAAGGAGTTGGGATTGTGAAAAAAGTAACTATGACTCAAGCACAATACATCCTAAGTACAAATCTTATTGTTGTGCCATTTGTAAGGAGGTTGATTCCAAGATATATAGCTATTTTAGGATATAACTTTAAACAGCCCAAAGCACAGATTCCGCATTAAACCTAATTCAAACCATAGCACCATCGGGTGCTTTTTTTGTGAGAAGAAAATGCCAAGCCCTATTATCCAATATTTCCAATATGAACATTTACCTGAACATTTGCAGCAAGTTAGTAAGCCAATTGGTGATTTAGCTCGGCAAATGGATGAGCAACTTCCTGACGGGCCTGAAAAATCCACAGGATTAAGAAAGCTACTTGAAGCAAAAGATGCATTTGTACGCCAAGCTTTAAGTAAATAATCATTTATAGAAATGAAGCGTCCTAAAGGGCGCTTTTTTATTGCCTGCCGAAAGCGGATGCCAACGGCGAATCCGGGCGGATGCCCATTTTGTATATATAGGTTGGATGACCAATGAAACTTAAAACAGTAACAATCGACGGTAAAGTTTATGCGGAAGTAGACGGCGATAAGCCGATCTATATTCATGATGACGGCAAAGAAATGCCACATGATGCACCACACTCGGTAGCAACAATTGCACGCTTAAACAATGAAGCTAAAACACAACGTGAAGCCAAAGAAGCAGCCGAAAAAGCATTAAAAGCTTTTGAAGGAATTGAAGACCCAGCGGCAGCTAAAAAGGCATTACAAACAATCCAAAATCTCGACGATAAAAAGCTGGTGGATGCCGGTGAAGTTGAGAAAGTTAAAGCTGAAGCTATCAAAGCAGTTGAAGAAAAATATGCTCCGATTGTTGAGCAACGTGATGCTCTAGAAGCCTCTTTACATAAAGAACTTATCGGCGGTGGTTTTGCTCGTTCTAAGTACATTCAAGACAACATTGCAGTACCTGTGGATATGGTGCAAGCGACCTTTGGTCATCACTTCAAAATCGAAGAGGGCAAAGTGGTTGCATACGATCAGAACGGTGAAAAGATTTATTCACGTGTACGTCCCGGTGAACTTGCAAATGTTGATGAAGCTTTAGAGTCATTGGTTGGTGGATACCAGCATAAAGACTTAATTCTTAAAGGTGGTAAAGGAACTGGTGGCGGTTTTCAAGGTGGGGGCAAAGGTAGAGCGCCTGCAGGAATGAAACGCAGTGAAATGTCTGTTTCTCAGAAAGCAGAATACATCAAAGAACATGGCAATGATGCCTTCCTAAAACTACCGAACTAATCATTATATATTTGGAGATAAGTAGTTATGACTACAACAGTTAATTCCGACATGATCATCTACAACCAACTGGCTCAAACTGCTTATTTAGAGCGTTTACAGGACAATTTGAATGTCTTTAATGAAGCTTCCAATGGTGCGATTATTTATCGTAATGAAATCATTCAAGGTGACTTCAATAAAAATGCATTCTACAAAGTTGGTGGTAGCATTAAACATCGCGATGTGAACTCCAATGCAAAAGTAACTCCGGAAAAAATCGGTGCTGGTGAGTCGGTAGGTGTAAAAATTCCATATAAATATGGTCCTTATGCATCTACTGAAGAGGCATTTAAACGCCGTGCTCGTACACCAGAAGAATTTGCTATGGTTGTTGGTTACGATCTTGCAGATGCATTGGTTGCAGGACGTTTAGAGTACAGCTTAGCTTCTTTAAAAGCTGCTATTTCTAGCAATCCCGACATGGTTGCGAAAGGGAGTATCGTTGTTGATGGCCGCAAAGCATTAACTCGTGGTATGCGAAAGTTTGGTGATAAGTTTGGCCGTATTGGTTTATGGGTGATGAACTCAGATACATATTTCGATATTGTCGATGATGCAATCACTAAGCAAATTTATGGTGAATCTGAAATCGTTATCTATGGAGGTTTACCCGGTACATTAGGTAAGCCAGTCTTGGTGACTGATGCTGTAGGGGATAACGATGCTTTTGGCTTGCAGTATGGCGCTGTTACTGTAACTGAATCACAAGTACCGGGCTTCCGAGCTTATGACATCAATGATGAAGAAAACTTAGCAATCGGTATGCGTGCTGAAGGTGCATTTAACTTAGATATTCTTGGTTATAGTTGGGATACATCGAAAGGTGAAAATCCTGACCTTACATTACTTGGTTCAAGTGCTAACTGGATCAAATATGCGACCAGCAACAAAATGACAGCAGGTACCTTACTTGATTTATCGGGTACAGCGACAACTGGTTAAAACCTAAAAATTAAAATCTAAGGGGGCTAATAAGCCCTCTTTTTTATTATTAAGAGAAAAGCGCCATGAAGATTATCTATACACGTATTGCAGCAGTGGCTGCATTAGAGACGGGCATTATTGCTAACCCTGACTATTATGAAAACCCAAATTTGAAAGCAAAAGAGGTAATTATTTACGGTAATTATCCAAAGATTCAAAAGGATTATGAATCTTTGGAAGTTCCAGTTGAAGTTCGTAAGTTGGAAGAGCCACAAAAAACGACTTTGGCCACAGTAAATGTCGCAGTGGGAATTACCCCTGAACTTCAAGCTGTGATGGATGATGCAAAAGCTGAATGCGAAAAGGTAGTTGAAGAAAACACTCAGCTTAAGCAGAAAATTGCCATCTTAGAGCAGGCCGGTGGTAACCAATCAGAGTTGTTATCTGAGAATTCACGCTTAAAAGATGCAGCAGTCTTAGCAGATAAAGCTCTCAAAGATGCTGAAGCTCAAGTTGTCGGTATTAAAGCTGAATTTGAAGCTTTTAAAAACGATATTCCTGCAATGCAAACACGTATTGCTGAATTAGAAGCTGGAAAAGCGGAAGAAAATCCAGCTACAGAAACGGCAGCTAATGATTTTGAAAATTGGTCAAATGATCAATTAAAAGAGTATTTGGCTAGTAAAAACATTGGCTACAAGCCATCTGCAACAAAAGCAGAACTCCTTAAATTAATCCCGAAGGAATAATGCAATGAGCTTTATTACTGTAGATGACGCAAATTCAATTTTGGGCAGCGATTTTGCACCAGACAGTGATAAAGCTCGTCTGGTTCAACTGGCAAATGTCTGGATGAAAAAACGGATTGGTTTTGTACCAGATCCAATTGATCCACTTCTTAAAGATGCTTCGTGTGAAATTATCAAAGGAATTCTGGCCAAGGAAATTTATAACGGCAAAGACCAGCAGCTGAAGCGCAAGAAAGTTAAAGCTGATTCTGTTGAATCTGAAAAAGAATACCAAGACGGATCTGAAGCAATTTCAAGCTTTGAACAGATAGCAATTGATTTTATTGATTCACTTGATTTGAAAGATCCAAATGCAAGTTTTAATGGCTTTGGCATACCACTTTATAGGGCATGATATGGGCTTACGTGACGAAATTCAGGCAGATATTGCCGAAGCATTTAATGAAGATCTAGCGGACGCCGTTCATACCTTTACATGTGAGCGGATTTCAAGAAAAGATTGGGATCCTAAAACTGAAACGTATGTCGAAGTTAAAGAAAACTATTCTGGTCGTGGCGTTCTGTTTGGCTCATACAGTCAATATGAGATCCAAACACTTGGAGTTCTGGCCACAGATAAGAAGGCTACCGTGCTTCAAAATGAAGTGTCCATGACACCTAAAATTGATGATGAATGGCTAACAGCTTTAGGCTCATTTCGAGTTATCCATATTCAACAAGATCCAGCCAGTACAATCTGGAAATGTCAGCTTCGAAAAGTGTAGGAGCTAAAATGGTTAATCTTGATTATGTTCCTGAATGGTATATCTCGCCTTTCCAACATGTGCAGTACACGCTTGCTCGAAATCAACTACACATGGATTTGTTATTTGAAGATATGGATAAAGCCGATCAATTTTTGGATATGGGAGCGGATGCACAGGTTAGTACTTTTTCAGATGGTGCTTATGCAATTGTCCAAATCGGTGATACTGCAGATAAAGATAAAATTCAAGTTTATGGATTGCTTTTACATGAAGCTGTTCATATCTGGCAAATAGTAAAACGGAGAATGGGTGAGCGTGAGCCTAGTGTGGAATTTGAAGCTTATTCAATTCAGGCAATCGCTCAAGACCTATTTGAAATGTTCGAAGCTAGTGAGGTAAATCATGGGATGGAAGGGGAAAAAGCCGACTAGTTTTAGTCTTGAAGTATCTAAAGCAGCAGAAGACCATGTAAAGAATATTGTCATGGATACCGTGCAATCCTTAGTTAATTTAAGTCCTGTTGATACTGGCGCATACCGTGCTTCACATATTGTTTCGGTTGGAGCCGCTGATTACGGTGTGCGTGAACCTGAAACAAACCCTATTAACGACGCAGCGATTCAGGCAATGAAGATTAAGTTAGGTAATTTGGTTTATATCCAGAACAATAAAGCTTATGGACCGCGCTTAGAAAACGGCTGGTCTGATCAAGCACCACAAGGTATTTATGGCCTCACGTTTAACTTTATTTCTCAAAAGTACGGTGGCTAAAATGGCAATGACTTTAGAGCAGACAAGGCAAGCTATTATTGAGCACATGCAAGCTTTCACAGGCATTGCTCAGGAAAGAATTCAGTATCCAAATGCACCCAGCTTTACGGTTCCAAAAGAAGGTATATGGTGCCGTTTGACTATTGCAGGCGGCCCGAGCTTTATTTCAGGCATTGCAGATAAGCCATGTACACGCCGTACCGGTAATATCATGATTCAATGCTTTGATCGACTTCATGTGGGAGAAAAAGCTTTAACGGTTCTTGGTGATGCTTTGCTGGCACATTTTGAATATTTCACAATCGAACACTTAGAATGTTTGAATGGACAATCTATTTATGCGGGTAAAGATGCTGATTTCATTCAGTATAATGTGAGCATTGGGTTTAAGGTGAATTGATATGTCATGTATGCTGACTTTAGAAGAAATCGAAATTAAACGGCAAGAGCTGGAACGACATCTTGAAGATGTTATGGCTGTTGAACTGAAGAAGTGGCAAAGCGAAAATAAGCTTTGTGTTTCCGATGTGAATATACGTTTGGCCAATGTGAATAGTCTTGGTGGAACTAAACATAATGTAGTTACTGGAGTAAGTGTTGATTTAGATTACAAACCTTAAATTACTTTAATTAAATGACCGCTAAGAAGCGGTTTTTTTATGCCTTATTCACTACCACCTCATCGGTGGTTTTTTTTATGTCTATAGGAATCACTTATGAGCAATTTTGTTTTTAAGCGTGGTGACACTTTCAACTTAAATCTGCAGCTAGTTGATATGGATGAAGCGCTGCAATATCCAGCCAATGATGTACGTCGAGCAATCGATTTAACGGGGTATACCTTTACTTCGCAAGTTAAAACTCTGGATGGAACCGCCGTTGCAACTTTCACTTGTACAGCTTTAAACCAGAGTACACAAAAGGGGTGGCTAAATGTTAAGTCCAGAGCAAGTACTGCAACGTGGCCATTGGGTTTGTGTCAGATGGATATTAAGGCCGTTGTTGGTGGTGTCGTTCAACATACTGAAACATTGGTATTCCAAGTGATTGATGGAGTAACAGCGTAATGGCAAATCTTTTATTTAGATTCAGTTGGGACCACCGACCTTTTGTATATAACTCTTCTCAAGGTAAGCGGCAATTTATGCTGCCTTTTGCTTCTGGCATTCCAAACCTCACTCCAGACTGGACTCAGGTAATTGGGCTGGGTCCAGCGGCAACAAGAGGTGTTGGAGTAGAAGGCGGTAATGTAGCAGCTTATGGTTCTTATGGTTTATCTAACTTAGGTTATGGTGGATCTCCAACTTCAGAAGCCGGAAATGATATTGATGCTGGTTATAAAGCAGGGGGACAAAAGACTCGTTTTAAGAATGCACCCACTAGTATTTATACAAATCCCTATATAGCTGCTTATGCACCTTCTATCGTGGTTACTCGTGGAGAATTTACAGGTACGGAGTTATTTTTACCATATTACACCTCAACCCGTGCCAATAACATGGCAGTAATTGCATGGAGTTATAACCCATCTACTGAAAATCTCAGTAAAACCGAGCAAATCGTTTATACAAGTAAGAACAATGTTGTTTATACAACTGATAACAGCGCGACCAGCGGCAAGTTGGTTACTGTTGAGACTTCTGGCGAACTTCGCTCCAAGGGGTTTACTGTTGATTCGAACGGGGTTTACAAGGCAGCTTCACCGATTGCAAGACTATTTGCTGATTCACTTGAACTCAATGAAGATGCCTCAAAACAGCCGATTAACTTTGAAAAGTTAGGTACAGGTGACTACCTGATAAAAGGTTCTCTCGGATTTGCTAAAGAAGGCTGGTACATTGAAATGCCTAAAGATGCAAACGGTAATGTTCTTGTTGCTGTGTCTTATGAGCAGCATGAAGATGGGGATATTGCAGTAAAAACCTACAAGAAAAAATTTGATATCGAAACAGCCTCAATTATTCCTGATTTCGATAATCCTGTAGATATTCCAGAAACTCGCTGGATTGATATTCGATTGCATGAAGAACTCGAACCAGAGCCTGAAGAACCGTTGAGTGAAACACCATTGGAGTTCCAGCCTACTAACTTATCTCAGGCAGTAGCTGCAGCCATGATTGGTGTGGAACCGCCAGAAATCTCCGACACAGATGCAACATCTTAAAAACCCGCAAATTTAGCGGGTTTTTTTACGCCCATTTTTTATAACTTCCCGCTGATGAAGCGGGTTTTTTATGCCTAAATTTTGGAGAACCATAAATGAGTTCAGGCGCAAAAATTCGATTATATGCTTGTGAGGAAGCAGTTTTAGGAACTACTCCGGCAAATCCAGTCTGGTACACTGTTCGCCGTGTTACTGATAGTTTGACTGAAAACGTTACTACTGAAGATAGCAGTGAAGTAGTTGATTCACGTTTTCGCCAAGGTGCTGTTGTAACGGAAGCCGAAGTAACTGGTCAACTAGAGTTTGAATTATCACTAGGTACCTTTGACTTATTCTTAAATGTTCTCGCTTTCAATAACTGGGCTGCAAATGCTTTAAGTTTTGGTGGTGGAGTACGTAAGTCTCTTACCTTGGTAAAAGTCTTTAAAGATATTGGTCAAGTCTTTATTTATCGTGGTATTCAAGTGAATACAGGTGAAATGACGATCCAGACCACAGGCAAAATCACTGGTAACTTTGGTTTAGTAGGTAGCTCATTTACGCGACAGCAGGTTAATCCTGTTACAAATCCTATTCCAGCATCGACTCGCCCTCTGGTGAGTATGCCAAACGTTGAAAAGCTACTTATTAATGGTCAGTCAATTCAAGGGAAAGCTTGTCTGCAGACACTTACCATCAACTTTAGTAATAATTTAGAAGCGATCCGTTGTATCGGTTCAGGTAAGTACACGCCTGAGTTCTACTTAGAGAAAATGATGGATATTGGCGTAAATGCTAATTTCATGTTTTCAGCAACATCTGCCGCATGGATTGATGCCATTAAGACCCGTGATGTATTTACATTGACCTTTGATATTACAGACACAAAAGGCAGTAAGTACTCGTTTAATTTCCCGCAACTTGAAGTTAAGGAAGCTAATCACCCGGATGGCGGCGGTGATGACATCATTACAATAGATATCAATTTTGCCCAAGTGCGTACCAGTCCAACGATTGTACGTGCTCTTGTGTAATCAACTTATTCAGTAACAAAGCCTATGGAAACCCATGGGCTTTTTTATTTCTAAAAATTAGAGGTTGTTATGGCTTTAAAAGTCGGAATTATTAAAAGCTCGGACGTATCAAAATGGTGTGAATACAAGGGGGCTGATGGCGAGGTACAGGCAGAATTCAAAGTCCGTGGTATTGCCTATAAACCTTTTCAGGTAGCTATTGAACGAGCAGGAAACCAGATTTCATCCAAAGGCTATGATGTGATGGTCAAAGATGAAAATGCCAAGCTTTACCATGAACTTTTAATGGATGCATGTGCTGCCCATTTAATTGAAGACTGGAAGGGTGTGGTATTCGCCGAGATCGTAGACGGTAAAACTGTTGAGTCCGAAAAGCCATACACTCCTGAGAATGCCTCAAAGCTTCTTAATCTTGGTGATATTGGTATTTCAATCTGGTTATTCATTAAAGAACAGGCTCAGAAGATTCAGGAAGAAGCCGACAAGGACAAGGC